GTGCCGACAAGCACCTGAGTAGCAGCACCAGTACGAGTCACGAGATATTCAAGGAATGATCCGCCGCCATTGTTTGCAACAGCTCCAGTAGTGATCGTAGTAGCACCGAAGTAAAGCGTGAGTGTCTTAGTATTAGCCGTTGCTGCATCCAGTGCATGACAGCGAACACGAAGCGCCTGACCATTCTGTGCAAGATAGCCAGCCGGGAGCGTGTAAGTGTACAGCGTTGTTTCGGCCGTTGTAGATGTCGTCGTAGCCGTAGAATCAATGTACAGAAGCCCAGGAGCCAGAGCATTCTGCTGAATGATAACGCCATTGATCGTAGCGTTAATCTGCGAGCTGTCCTGGGGGCCAGTGACAAGCGATGCCTGTCCGTACTGACCAGCAATAGCCATCCCGAAACTAGCCGAGAGGATAAGTGCACTGAGTCCAAGTTTCTTAAGTAATTTCATTGTAGTCTCCAATTAGCGGTTGTACTCTTCGACTATGATCACACCAGCGGCACCATTGCCACCTGCTAATGTTCCTGCTGCGCCACCATTGCCGCCAGTTCCAACTGTATAAGTTGTCGCAGCGGGATTAGATACATAAAATTCAACGTACTCACCAGCGCCCCCGCCATTGGACCCATTGATGCCATTAGGCGCTCCTGCGCCGCCCCCGCCACTACCTGTATTTGCCTTTGCCGATTGACCCGCAAAATTATTTCCAGATGCGCCAGCGCCTCCGAACGGGCTTGAGCCTCCCATGCCGCCGCTTATAGTCGGGTTAGTGCCACCACCAGCGCCTCCCATACCGGCTGCACCACTAAAGCGCACAACCAAAGTACCCGTGCCATCCACCCCACCAGTGCCGCCCGCGCCCCCACCAGTGCCACCCCCACCAACACTGCCGCCGCTTCCTGCAATAGCCGTCCAACTGCCAAACGATGTTGCGGTACCGTTAGAGCCATTATTTGTAGTTTGTGCACCACCACCACCGGCACCAGCTATCATACGAACGCGAATGTATTGCGTACCGGAGGTAGGAGTATAGGTAAGGGATGTGCCCGTAGTAAATCGCTGAATAGTAGGTGCTGACGGAGTATTACGATTGTAAGCAGCAACTCGCCAATTACCTGACCCTAAATATTCAGCTAAGGCTGTATCTCCTGCAATAGCAGGTAAATTAATAGCTCCAGGAAGTATTAAACTTGTACCGTTATGCGTAAGTGTAGGAGCACCTGTAAACCTAAGATAATAAATGGGTTGAGCTACATTCGCAGTAGACCCAAACGACGTTATACCAGTAGACCCCGTAATAGTTATATTGTGGCTACCACCGGTGCCAAGATCCGTAGTAGCTGCTGATGCTATAGAAAATGCTGGCCCAAAACCCTCATTGGGATTAAGAAGAATGTAGTTAGTACCGTCGTAATAAACAGAATAAACTTGGTTAGTAGTTAGGTCATTAGACTGTAGTGCTATAAGACCTCCTAAAGTATTTTTAAACACATTAACAGCACCCAGACTATTCACATTTAGAGTTACTGATCCCGTATTGTTCGACGTAGGCTGAAGGGAAAGAATATTACCCTTCGTAAGAGAATACGAACTAATTGCCGGAGTTGTGGCAGTAACAGTAATAGCGTTAGCGGTACCTCCTACCGATGTGGCTGTCCATATCGGAGACCCACCACTCGTAACAGCAAGTGGAGTAGTAATACCCAACAAAGCAGTGATAGAGCTATTAACACCATTCTTAGCCCCATTCGCGTTAACCTGATTAATGATGTAATCATAATCAGCATTAACCTGAGATGAAGAGATAGTAGTACCAGGAGTAAACGTGAACGGTTTACTACCAGTGATAATAGGGTCAGCAAATGCACCGCTAGCAAAAGCTAACAGAACGAGAATGCTAGTTACCAATCTGCGGTACATATCCCAAGCTCTCCGCTGTATATTTCAGATCTCCGATGGCTGCACCAGCAGCAGCACCGAATGTTATACTGAATTGAATTCGTGAGGATACAATGGGTTTATCCCAGATAATCTGTCTGAAGAACAGACCTGTAGAAGTGCCATCCCATACTGCACTATCCCATATAGAGCTATCCCATACAGATGTTGTTCCAGGGACAGTATTGGAAACAGCATCATATTGTGCAGTGTCACCATTAAGAGCAGACGCAACCCAATTGTTCATATTGGGATCGAGAGCCATTTTAATAAACGTCTCACCAATCGCAAACTGGCCAACTCTCCCATCATCGGGGAGGAATGATGTCGTCCATGTGCACTGGAGTTGTGCCCCGTTCTCCGTATAGACTGACGTGGTGCTCGGGATAGTCTCTTGCATCCAAAGCTCACCGGGATTTGATACCGGCGTGAAAACGAACTTAGTCTGGTAGGGCTGCACCAAAGAGGGAGCGAATGTATGGGGACCGCTCCACCTCTTTTTAGTGATATGATACCACCAGTCCTGAAAAGGCTGTCCAGACAAAGCTGCATTCTGTACGCCAATACGAATGACGCTAGAGTTACAAGATGCAGCTATCCTAGTTGGTTCTAAAGCATTGATGAACGGGGCAGCGATCCCATCGCCGTTGGCTCCGAGGGGTTCACTGTATCGTGCATTAAAATCAATCGTACGTAGGCCATCGGGAGTAACAGCAGATATGCCGAAAGGAGTATCGCAGAGAGCATTAGGAGCTAGTGTACCCACTGCATAGTTCATAGAGTTAATAGCTAATGGATTAGACGTTAGTGCGGGATCACCTGTTATCTGATAGCTATTATCGAGACCTTTAAAGACGATAAGCGATTGAACAACACCGCCCAATTGATTAGACAATGCTAGGGTCTTAAATGCTGTGATGGGGATGTTATTGTCGAACGTTAAGATCTGATTAGTATTAGATACATTCAGATTTAAAGAATCAGTAAAATAATCAGCAGATCCTACGGCGAAGTGCGCACGGCCGTTGAATACAGCAACAGCAACAGGTACACTCGGGAGTGGATGCACGGTTGTATTCTGGCTACTCCATGCCGGGGAAGCAGGGTTGCTAATGTCAATCACACCGAAGAAATTCGTACCTAACCCATTAAACCCTGAATGAGCAACAAGAAGTAACCCACCTTGTAGTGCAAGAGTAGGAGGAGTCCATGCGCCGCTAGTGGGAGGACTATTAGGAGTATTGGCACCTGTTACACCAGAAATAGTTGTAAACAGACCAGTTACGAGATCATAAGCAAATGGTTCGTCTTTACCAACATTTCTACCAGTAGCTATCATGCCGTAGACTTTAGTGCCAATGACAATAAAGCATGACACAAAGCCGGGAGTAGTAAAACCTGTAAAATTTGTAAGCCTTGTAGCAGCAGGACGAGGCACCCAAAGATTTTGCGTACCATTAGCAGGGATAAGGTTAGTCAGCATAGTCCCCATCCCCTCTGGGGAATGGGTAGCATCTATAGTGTCGGAAGCCGACACCATACTGAAAGTCTTATCATTGCTATTACGGATAGACATCAGCTATAGGACACTGCTACGGTTTGTGCACCTGGGCCGGTACCAACAACGGCTACCAGTCCATTAACGAAAGGCATAAATACATCTTTTATTAAACCATCAGATGACGCTCCACCGGGAACTTTAGCAATCATGTTGGAGTCATTAGCTGTAGCAACAGATGTCGTATCGTGAAACCTAGTGCTAACGCTAGAGCTCAAGGTGTTAATGACAGATACTTTTTCCAACGTACCTGCCCCAGTTGCAACTACGACAGACGAACTAATTCCCGTAAGAATGTTAGACATAATTCACCATCCTATCTGCTTAGTATTAGGGAGCCTATCCCAAGAAAACCCAAAGAGCCTTCTATCCAACTGTACCGTATGCACCTTGCCTCCTCGGTCACCTTCCATCTTCATATACTTACGAAGGATATCTGTCGCGCTACCGGAGGTATCTTTATCTTCATCAGCATTGCCTAAGAAGGCCATCACTCGGTCGTCATTGGTGATTTTCATTAACTCACCAGCAAGGCGAGTTAAGAGATAAGAACTGCTAGGAAACCAAGGTACAGACGAAGATGTTTCGGGGGTAGTAATAGTAGGGGATGCTTTGAAGTATCGTGCAGTAACGGGATAGGCACCGGATGCCGGGGGCCAAACGCTCATCGTCGGAGGCGTCTGGCTCATATCCGTCATGTAATAAATAGGGAAGCCATTGAGTCCGGCAGTCGTAACAAGGTTATCGAACTCATCTTCCTCAATGTTCACCATAGGGTAGGGCACACCACTGATAGTATAGAAGATACTCTTGTCGATACCTCTATACCAATCAGCGGGGAGTGCGTAGGGTCCATTACTTCCCGAAGCAAGATTAAAGTTAAACGTACCTTTGATAGACTCGAAGTCAAACGACTGCGCAAGTTCCTCTAAGATCATATTAAGAAAATTGCCAGATTGCGTAGTGTAGCCAGGACACTTCGCAATCTGTCTTGCAAGATCACAGATAGTTTGTGCAGTCAAAATAGTCATGCTAAAGCCTT